TCTTATAGTGGAATTAAATAAAGCGTGTTTAACTTTTTCTGCGAATTCTTTTCCTGGTTTGTCGTTGTCGGGAAGGATGGTTACTTGTTTCCCCATGAAGAATTTGGAGTAGTATTCTTTCCATCCATTGGCTCCGCCTGGAATACAAGTGGCTGCACAGCCGTGTTCCATTAAAGCGTCGGCACACTTTTCCCCCTCCACGAAGAAGACATGTTGTTCATGCTTCCACAGCGGGTGGTAGAGGGGTGTTATTTCCACGAGAGCCCCGCCTGACTCCCACATACCGTTCATTGCTCTCTCTTGGCGGTATGTTTTCTCCCCATCGCACTCAAGACGTGTCACCTTGAGATGCGGCTTCTCGTCTATGGAGGTGTATTCCCAGCTCTTCACCTTCTTCCATTCACGATATGCTTCGCTCTTTTGGACCTCGAGGAAGGGTTTGAGAGCTTCCCCTACGGCCTGTTGAGAGCATCCTGTTTTACAATGCCATAATAGTTTCCCATCCACTTCGTTGAGAGTGAGAGAAGGATGTTTGTCATTATGGACTGGGCATCGGCAGAGATAGCCGCCGGATTTGAGTTTCATTTTGCTACCTAGTCGTGTAGCAATTTCTTCAATATTCATGGGACCCCTTTTCTGATTTGCAGATTGGGTCCTAATTCACGGATATTCTTTGGGGCAATGCGTCGTGATCATAAATTTGTTTCGCGTTATATTTTAAACTATATCAAAAAGATCATGCGTCTATCCTTCGATCAAATATTAAAAGAAAAAGAACGTAAACGTATTCAACATGAAGAAGCAAAATTGCGTAATGAAAATAATTGCGATTCGCAGAACCGTTATGCGTTGAATGCTGAATTAAAACATAAGTTTGAAAAGATGGAAGAAGAGCAGGCTCGTGCGCTTGAAGAGATGTTCCCAAAGATTGCCGCAACTGAAAAACAAAAATCATATCTCATATATTTAGGGTGTTGTTTTGACCAATACCTAACGCGCAAAAAAGCTTCTTTGATGATCGATGAAGCGTTGGATCGAATTAAAAGAAAGAAAAAACTTTCTGAAAAAAAGCATACTACTCAAAATAAATATTCGACACACCGTTAAATCGGTATTTTTTCATGCTAGCCTGCCAGTACGTGCGACCAGCACGGACGATCTAAAGTAGATCATAGGGATCTAAGTAAATATAATAGAAGATGATTGAGTGGTTGTTGATTGGTGGAGAGGTTGCTTAACTAACCAGCAGCGAGAGCTGATGGAGAGTGACCCGAAGGGGAAGCAGACTCGGAACCAACAACCACGAGATAAAAAAAAAGAAAAAGGATCTAAGAAGTTTAGGAAGAAGAAGGAAAGGTTCGGATTCATCACCGCCTAGTTCTTCTTGGAGTCTTCAGTATTCTTAACCTCTTAATTCACTCACGTTCATTAAGACTAAATACTTCGCCTCTATTCAAGAAGAACTAGAAGTAAGAAAAAAAGCAAAAAATGTATTAGGCTAGAGCCATGGCTGGAAAAGGCAATTGGCTACAAAACCTCACCCCTGAACAGAAAATAGAACACTACAAGAAGCTAAGGGCTGCGCAGCAAGAGGCTGCGGTAAAGCGCATGCAGCTCAAAAATGAGACTAATGCCAAAGCAATGGAGCTTCTTCCGGAAATGGTGGCCAATTCTATTTTGCAGGAAGCCAATGATGGAAATTGGGAACCGCCTCACGAGATCATAGAGAAAGTGCGGCTGCTTACTGACAAGGGATACACGATAGATGAGATGCGGCAGGGGCATTTCAAGACGGTGGACTCGAAGATCTGGGACAAAGTCATAAGAGGTTTGTTTAAGAACCACGTTCCACAGTTAGAGAGCCTTGGAATTGACATCATTACTTCACGTCAAAAGGCTGTGCGTATGCTTAGGCGCAGGGCTGGCATGATTAAACGGGAGATGAAGAGTTATAGGGAAGAGAAGAAGCACACTCCACCGGCTTTGTTTAGAGAACTCAGCAATGTAGAAGACAGGTTGCATGATGTTGAGATAGAATTAGCACAGGTGTTAAACAGAATTGGTTTGGTTGGGGATAAGAATAAGTCTTCAGCTATTCATATTCATATGAGCACTCCTCGTCCTAAGGAGGAGATGCCCATAGATATCACGCCTAAGAAGGTAGAAGATGAGTGATGTCTATAATCAGTACGTACCTAATCCTTGGCAGTCAGCTATGCACTCTAGTAATTGGACTTGGGGCTGCCTTGTGGGTGGTAAAGGTAGCGGAAAAACTAGAAGTGGAACAGAAGAACTTAAGGCTTGTGCTCTTGAGTTCCCCAAGACCACCTATCTCATCGGACGAAAGACACTTCCCTCTCTCAAAGACACTACATGGCGTGAATTCATTGATTGCCTTCCACCTGAAATCATTAAAGACTACAATAAGACTGATCGTATTGTTACTCTTGTTAACGACTCTATCTTCCTTGGCCGCTCTTTGGATGAACCTAAAAAGTTAGAAAGTCTAACTCTTTCGGGCTTTCTGATCGACGAGGCTGAAGAGATAGACAAAATGTATTTTGACGTTCTAAAAACTCGAGTGAGACAAATACTAAGAGTAAATGGAGTAAAAATAACACCAAGGTATAGAGGTATACTTTGTTTGAACCCATGCGATGAAGATCATTGGATCCCTGAACTATTCACTCAGGTCAAACCCAAGAACCATTCTATCTTCTATTCTAGCACACTCCAGAACTTAGAGAATCTACCGGACTTCTACGTTGATAACTTAAAAGACACTTATACGGCTGACATGCAACAGCGAATGATTCACGGGATGTTCGGACGTGTTCATAAGGGTAGGCCAGTATTCCCTGAGTTTAGTCGTGGTAATTTTATTAGTGATCTTAGACCTACGCCAAAGATGGCAATATTTAGGGGGTGGGACTTTGGGTACAATAATCCGGCTTGTGTATGGATGCAGTTTATTGATGGCCAGCTTCGAGTATTGGCTGAGAAATTGGGTAAGAAAATCTACCTAGATAATTTCATTCCTGAGTGTAGGAGTTTAGAGAAAGAGCTTTTCCCAGATCATGTACTCTTCAAGGACTTCTGCGACCCTCATGGATCCGATGAAACAGATAAGGGAAAGACTTCTGTTGATATCATGAACGACTTTGGGATCTATCCTGTGCATCGAGTAACTAAGATACAAGAGGGTGTGAAGGCTATTCGTGAGTGTATGAACACAAAGAGCAAGGAAGGGGTGGCTAATTTCGCCATTCATCCTAGATGCAAGAACCTAATTGAGGGATTAAGGGGAGGATACCACCGGGCTGATGGGGAAGAGAACCCAGAGAAGGATGGATATTACGACCATCTCATGGACGCAATGAGATATTCTGTGGTGGCACTGGTTAGAAGACACCGATTTAACAGAATGTCGGACAGTTTTGATCAGAAAAACGTGTTTGTGCATCCCGTCACGGGCAGAAGAATAGAACTTTGAGGTATAATCTAAGTAAATAAGATGAAAAAACCTGAAAAAGTAAACGAAAACTCCTTCAAAAAGAATTACGCAGGTGATGATGCTATTGCCGGACGCTTTATGGAGCACGTCCAGGGAACAATAACAGCCACAAGACAGAACCGTAGGACCTTAGAAGCTCAATGGATCGACGATATGAGGGCATGGAGTTGCCTTTCAGACGAGAGTGGATACCAAGGGCGCTCAAATATCTACGTCCCAGAGCTACATAACCAAGTAGAGTCTAGCGTTGAGAAACAAGTCTCCGCTTTATTCGCTTCTCCTGAACTTCTTCATGCTGTTCCACTCCCTGGTACAGACATCAAGATGGCAGACAACATAAGAGATGCTGTTCAATATGAATTAATGGATCGCAATAATCTGTTTGTTAAGTGGGATGAGTTTGAAAGACAGAAGATATTGTTAGGTACTTCGTTGTTCAAAGGTCATTACCAGAATGATGAACACGTTGTTTTCTTTAAAGATAAATCTGGCAAGACCAAGAAGACAATGGTTCCAAAGAACAAGGGAGTTTGTTGGGACGTTTGTTCATTGTTCTATTGGTACATCTTTCCCGAGAAAGCAACGCTTGATGATTATGAGATGATCTTCGAGGATAAGCTTGTAAAGATAAATCGTTTAAAAGAAGATGACGATTATGTAAATTTAGACAAGGTTCAAGATGTCTCCAAGGATCTTAATCATTACTGGGCGGATCTAGAAAATCTAGAGATGGCAAATCTTGGTGCGCTTCTTGAGGCACGAAAAGGTATGGCTATCATCACTGAAGTTTATTGTGAGTTTGAAATCACAAAGAATAACTTTGTTCCCGTTCAGGGCTTCATTGCTAATGACAACACACTAATTAGACTTCGTCGCAATCCGTACTGGTTCCAAGATCACCCGTATGTGGGCGATGGATATTTGAAACGACCAGGAGGAATTTTCTACAGTTTCTCTTTGCCTGATCGTATTCGTTCACAGCAATATCAAATTAACGACCTCACGAATCACACGATGGATAGCTTAAACTACACGCTAAACCCCATCACAGTTGTGGATCCAGCATTGGCTGGCGATGTGAATTCGATGAAGTTCCACCCAGGAGCTAAATGGTTAGGCTCTCCTGAGGGAATTAAATCTATGCAGTTTCCTGATATTTCAGGCCCTGGTCTTAGAGCCATTCAGGAGATTAGAGGACAGATTGCCCAGTTCTCGGACAATTCCCCAGGCTTGGCGCCCCAGTTGGAAGGCAAGGCGCGATCAGCTACCCAAGCCTCAATTGTCCAAGGCAATGTGTCTGTACGTCAGAAAGTACAAAGCGGAAAAGAAGAAGTAAACGTTTTGGTTCCCATGGCCATGAAGACGCACATTATGTTGCAACAATTTCAGGATCACGAATGGCAGATCAAGATTCAAGGACCCGATGCTGGATCATGGATAACTAAGGGAATGGATCCTAAGGACATCTTAGGTAATGTTGAGTTTATTTGGAAGGGTGGAAGCTATGAAGCCAAGACAGCCGTTCGTTCTCAGCAACTTCTTGCATTCTTCAACCAAGCGATGCAAGTGGCTCAGATGCAGCCTGGAGAGGTCGATCTTCCTGGTCTATTTAGGCGTATTGCTCGAGAAGCTTTCAATCTTACTGATGTCGATGATATTTTCAAATCGCTCAGAGAAATGAAAACTGTTGACGCTGATGTCGAAAACTTGGCGTTTAAGGCTGGAGAGAAGGTAACTATTAATCCAGGGGATGATGATGATGCTCATATCATGTCACATGACAAGGCTCTTGATGATCCTAAGATCAGTAATGAAATTAAGCTTAAGATTTTGGATCACCAACAAACCCACAAGGCCCAGAAGGATGCTAAACAGCAAGTCTTACAACTCAAGTCTAAGATTGCTGCAATGAAGCAAATGGGTCCTCCTGATGGAAGTGGACAAGGTGGTCCTCCTTCTCCTAGTGAAGGTAATCAAGGCCAAGTCAGCACAACAGAAGCTGGTGCAATGACAGGCGTTAAAGGAATGCAACCTAACTTATGAGCAGTGATTTAATACCGATTACTTTTGAAGGAAGACTTACGAATCAAGAGCGAGAAACGCTAGGGCAGTTGAGACAAACAGAACCCTTCAGACTTCTAAGAAAACTTTGTGCAAGTGAGTACGCAGTGATCATGGATCAGATCACAAATTGTGATTCAGAGAAAAGTCTTCTTATCGCTCAAGGACAGCTTCGCGGGATTAAGCAAGTATATAACATGCTGGTTACGCTTGGAGTGGAACAAAAAAAGCCTGAAGAGGCATTGCCAATTCATAAGCAAATCCTTAATAATAGATAGTAGGAAGTCTTTGGCTTTCTAAATAAGCGTGGTTAGCGCGTTAAAAACCAACTAGTCGCCTCGACTATAGGAGGAGTATCACCATGAGTGATCAAGATAATGACGTTAATGGAGCGCAAGCCCCAAAGCCGCAGTCGTCAGGTGAGCAAATGATTCCCAAGCAACGATTTGACGAGATTTTGAACGAACGTAACCGATTGCGTGAGGAGCGAGAGCTTCAAAACAAGACGGTGAATTCTCTTACGAATCTTATTCAACAGAATCGACAACCTCAGAGGGCGCGTCCCCCTGAAGAAGATCCTATGATTAAGAAGTTAAGAGAAAATGGCAATCAAGAGTTGGCAGATCTGGTGTCTAAACAACAAGCAGAACTCCGACAGTTGCGCAGTGGCTTTAAAACTATTGTTGATGATCAGGATCGTGACCGTTTCCTTCGAGTCTACGGCAAGGGCGGAGAAACAGCGATTCAGAGAATCGAAGAGATAGTAGAAGCTGAACGGCAACGCGGTAACTACGCCGTGACAAGAGAAGGTGTCTTTTTATGGCTTAAGGGCCAAGAGCGTCTTCTTAATGAACAGAAGCAAGAAACAATAGCGGCTCCGGCTCCTATAGTACAATCTTCTTCTCCTGCTCATGAGTCAGAAGATGCGCCAGATCAAAATCCTAATTCAGTCACGCGAATTCAACAGGGCGGTGCTTCTGTTGGACAAAGCGATAAAACTCGTGAGCAAAGAATCAAAGAGCTAGAAAACGTCGAATTTTGATTTAAACACTTAGGAGAAAAAAGATATGGCTACACAACTATCATCTAGCTTTCCTGGTGGGAATATCAATGCTCATATTGCAGAAGAACTGTTGGAGCTGGCTAAACGCTCAGTAATTTTCCAACAACTCGGCAGCAAAGCAAAGATGCCCTCCGGTGAAGGTAAAACATTTCAATTTAACCGTTATGAGCGTTTGTCGCTCCCTCGATTAGCACTGTCTGAAGGCGTTGATCCGTCTTCGAGCGCAATGAGCCTGTCCACTGTTTCTGCTACTGCAGATCAATGGGGCGCGTACATTGAACTATCAGACGTTGCTGTCTTGACCATCAAGCATCCGTTGCTGAAGATTGCTATCGAGCTTCTTGGCTACCAAGCTGCAGAACTTGTTGACCGAGAAGTCATTCAAGTATTGCAAGCTGGTACCAATGTTAGCTTCGGTGGAGCAGCTAGTTTGCGTTCTGGTTTGTCCACTGCATCGACCGATTCGTTGTCTGATGCTGTTGTACAAAAAGCAGTAGCTCGTCTACGTCAACGTGGCGCTCATCCCTATGAAGGGCAGCACTATGTTGGTGTTTTGGATCCGTCGATGGAACAAGACGTATCGCAATCTGCCAACTCGGCATTCACCCAAGCAGCTGCTTATTCCAACATCAAGGCTCTCTATAATGGAGAGATTGGTTCTTGGCGTGGCGCTCGTTGGATGACTTCCAATTTTATTCCGGTAAATTCGGGTGTTGCTGCTGAAACGTATACGACTCCAATTGGTGGATCGTTTGCTGCTGCCAGCTACCGAATTAGCACTGGATACTACAATGCAGAAACTGGAATGCTCGAAAAGCTTTCACAGAATACTGCTGTAGCCTTTGCAGCTTTGGATCAATTGGCAGGAACTGCTCCTGTTAATACCTCTTACGTCTATAAAATCTTCGTCGGCTTGGCTGGCGGGGCTGCTCCTGACGTAATGTATCAAGGTATTGACGCTGTTGCTGGTTCAGGATTCATTGCCGCTGGTGCTGCTATCTCGGTCCTGGCTCCGCCAGTATCTGGAGCAAGCATTGCTGGTTCTGACATCCCTGCAACTGGTAAAAACGTACACACCGGATGGATTATCGGTAAACAAGCTTTCTGTACTGTTGATCTCCAAAACCTTCAGGTTATGGTCAGCAAAGCAGAAGCTACCACTGATAACCCTCTCTTGTTGCGCCGAACTGTCGGTTACAAGTTGATGTTCAAGCCCGTTATTCAAAACAATAGCTTCATGGAACGCATCGAAGTATTGTCGCAATTCGAGTAATTGTTCTAGGGCATGGGGGAGGGTTGCCTCCCCTAGTCCTTTAAGGAGGAAGATATATGACAAAGAAAACCGAAGAAACAAAAGTAGAAGTGACGATGACCCCTGATGAAAGGGACAAATTCGTAGACTTCATTGCTAAAGAAAAAGAAGCTGACGAAGCTTCTGTAGCGGGTAAGGAGAAGGCCACTGTAGCCCTTCACTTCCAGCATCATATTAATGGCGTAAAACTAGGCCCAGGAAATTCCATTGAAGTTCCTTGTGAATGGGTAGGGATGTTGCAACGAGCTGAAAATAACATGAGAGATCATGAATTGCGCATGCTCACCAGCACCTATCGAAATTTTGAAGTATTACAATCTGGTCAATCTATTGAACGACCGAAAGCAAAGCGGTAGGAAATAGTTATGACTGATACAACAGCAGTAATTTTAGGGTTCTTTATTCTATTATCGGCACTGACAAAGCTTCTTTATCATGTGCGTCCTAAGAAGGCCTTTGCTCAAGTAAACCTGGCTGGGATTACCGATCAGGATGGAGAGCAAATGCATTTAACGGCTACCATCTTTGAAGATGAAAGCGTTGACGAGTGGCGGCATAAAATCCTCAAGCTTTGTGAGCTTCGTGAATGGCGGCTAAAGATGCAAAATGGCAGGATGTTAGAAGTCCACGCTAAGGCCAAAGAAACCTTTGAAGAGAAGAAAAAAGAAAAACTAGCAGTAGTTCAGGACTAGGCTAGATTCTACAGGGTGTGCGAGGTACACTGAGGACATGGCACTCACTCGCATTCAACTCGTAGATGAGGCATTAGCACAAGCAGGTTTAGACTCTGGTTATAGAACTCGAGGAAGAACTTGGCTTAATATTGTCCTCGAAAAACTCTCAGTACGCACTAATTACAAGTTTTGGAGAAAGTCTGTTGATGCGGCATTTGTGGCCAATCAAAAGGACTACAATCTTCCGGCTGACTTTAAAAGGATAGACACCATATTCTTTGTAGATAGCAGCGGTAATCAAGGAAATTCTATATCCATAAGAGAACCTTATGAGGCAGAGCCTTTCCGACAAGACACTTCACGCGGTTTCCCTGTTGTTGCTTGGATTGATGAGAACACAGACAAGGTTAAATTCAATTCAGCTCCTTCTTCTGTGGACACTCAGATGTATCGTTTAAACTACTTTAAAGACGCCCCAAGCTACAGCACTGATGCTACAGATGATGCAGTGGTAGTGGACTTCGACGATCAATGGGTGCTTCTTGAGGAACTTAAACTCATGGCTATGGAATGGGCAGACGACGAACGATATCAGCCTAAAAAGGATGATGTTAAGAAAGCCCATATTGAACATCAGCGGAACATGTATCAATCTGATGCTAATTCCAGCATTCCTTTAAACAACGAGGTTTTTAGGTCAACTCAACGCAGGGGCCGAAGAATAGGGAAACTGTAAAAAGTGGATCCAAAGGAAACAACCCTTCAGATTAATAAGTTTAAGGGTATTGATCGCTCTGATGATGGCGTAAATGATCAGCCAGACTCATTTGAAATACTTCAGAACTGGCATGTTAAATCACCAGGAGAACTCGAGAGTCTTGGTGGTGTAGAAAGTCTCACCACAGTAGATCTCCCAGGTGTAGCTAAGGTTATTAGTACTGAATTTATGAAGGACGCTTCTGGTCGTTCTTTATTGCTGGCGTTTTACCGTCCATTGACCGGACTCTCATGGACTCCAGTAGTAACAAGTGCAAACTTTGTTCATACGGGTGTAGTTACCACTGGTATTGGTGGTTACATGGTCACTTATGTAGGTCCTGGTGGATATGTAAAATCTAAGGAATCTGCTGCCCCAAGTTCAAGTGCCACTACTGTCACTTTCACACCCCCCCTATCAATTCCTGCATGGGTAGCTCAGATTGATATTTATACTCCAGCTTCAGCAGATACGTCTGGCTGGATAAGAATGGCCTCAATGCGTAGGCAGTCTACTGGATTATTTCAAGCAAGTGTTACGTTCAATGCAGCTAGAGATCAGCCGACAGTAGCAAGTATTGCGACAGAAAATCGTTCATTCAAACCAGATAAGATTGAGTCTACTACGGTAGGAAGCCCTTCTTTAGGAACGGCAAAGCCAGAGATCTGGTATTTCGGAATAGCTCCTAATTTTTGGCATCCGAATAACAAACCAATAATCAACATGGTGGATACGGCTTCTCCGTTTAATTTTCTAACAGCAGAAGTAGATGCTGTTAATGGATCCACAGTTAGTATGAAATTTGCATTACCTGCTAATGGGGTAATACCAGGTCCAGTTCCAGCTCCTGACGTTAGATTAAAAGTAGGTGATTTAGACATTGCTAGGATGCTCCCATTTGCTGGACGTACTCCTGAGGATCTTACACTGGTAACATCTTTGTCTAATGCTACTACTGGCAATGATACGTCTATTTCTATTACGACTTTTGAACATCAAATAGTTGGTAAGTCTGCTGCTGCTGATACAGTAAATACTTCAGTAGTTTCTGGTAGCCAATTCGATGCTGGAGATCGAGTAATCTATAGAGGCACCACTGAGACAGGTTTAATCAATGGTAACACTTACTATGTAAAACAGATCTTCGGTGGTGGATATAAACTCTACACAAGTTTTGACAATTATTCCCGAGATATTCCTGTAGACATCACAGCTGCAACCATAACAGGAACGCCCAAACTCTACATGATTAAGGTGAGTTTCTACGTAAATAAGAATAGTTTAATTAACTCACGAAATTCAATGTTCATGAGTGATATCGTTGATTCTGGTACTGCTCCTATAAGAACATTCGATGGTGATAGGAATCTAAAATCATACGAATCATACTCTGCAATAGCAGCCAGAACAGAAGGCATTTTCATAAACCAAAGTGTAACTTTGGAGACTGCTGCATCTGTCGATAAGCAAAAATTCTTAACAGGATCTTCTGTTGTTAATAGTGTCGATACGTTTGGAGCGACTAGAACAGTAGGAGCAGCTCTCTATAATGTTGAAGATGTAATTGGATGCTGGGTAACAGATGTGCTTCCATTTACTGCAGCAACTTCATGGCAATTACTTCCTGGAATAAACCATAGATCATTATCTGAATCTTCTATGAAATATTTGATCGACAGGAAAGATGGCCAAAAGGGATATGGATCGTTTTGGAATCCACAGGATAGAAACCAGGATTTTGAAGGCACTAACGAAGTGATATCTACGACTCCCTTTGGGCAAAGAATCATGACCGCCAATGGTGATAATATCATTTGGTACACCAATGGGTATGTTTGGACCCCCATCATGAGATCAGACGGTAAAGCTCAATTACCACAATCTAAATATATTCAAGCCTTCTCCAATAGGCTGATAGCTGCTGGTGGGCGCGAGGCTATACAGAACTCACTTAACCAGGCCTATTACTCTGAGATCCAGACTCCTTTTGATTGGGGTACTACCATCAACAGTCTTAACGTATTCTCTTTGTACCCAATTAATGGGCTAGGAGCGTACTCTCAGAACCTAATTGACCAAGGTTTTAGTTCGTTTTGTGTCATATCTAAACAAGATGGATTGTTTGTATGGGATGGGGTTGCAGCAAACGGAGCTAAACAGATTTACTATTCATTTGGGTTTGCAGGGCCAAGATCATTTGCTGCTACAGACTATGGGCCAGTATTCATTTCAAGAGATAATGCTTTCTTTATTCAAGGAACAGAAATCAAAGATATTGGGAATGAAGTAAAGGATATTTTCAGAGGCCTAAATGATATTCAGCTTCATAGAGTACATGTTAATTACCACAACAAGGTATTGAAAATTGCATATCCGTCTGTCACCACTGGGGATCCTGATTCAGATAAAGAGGTTTGGATGGAACTCAGGGCAGAACAAGGTGGGCTGCAGAAGTATTGGTCTGGACCTCACGTATTGAAAGCAATGTATGATCAAGCATCAATTATTGAATTTGACTCTGATCGTGATATTCGCATCAGCTGTTCTGGTACTAAAATATACCAACGAGATAGCGGCAATTCTAATGATGGATCTGATATTGAACGTCAGATGCAACTATCAAGGCTTGGTCTTCAAGGGGAACACTTTCTAAAGACTCTCCGAGCGTTTTATATCGCAGTTAAGATTACTACTGATGAAGCTTTCACCATTACTCTTGATGCTGAAGACGGTAGCGACCAAATGGTTCTCGAGGCAGATGCCTCATTCTCTAATGGGGAAAGGCACCTTCTTCAATATTCAAACCCAGACAGATTCCTTGGGCGTGTTCATACAATAACTATTGATCAGACAAGTTCGACACCCGTGTCTATTTACGATATTTCAATTATCTTCAAGACATTAAGAAGAAGGTTGTTGAGGTATTGATGAGAGTGGTTGACCGAGCAGGACCTTTAGACGCTTACAATGTGTTTAAGCTGCTGAAGGACTATCAAGAAGACGCCGGACTTCCTAAGTACAAGATGTCTGAATATGATGCTCTACTCCAAGATCTTTTGGATCCTAATAAAATATTCTCAATTATAATGCATGGCAGGATAGCCGCTGGCATGTTTTGGGGAGAGGCTAAGGGAGAGAAGTTTACGATATTGGGGCGTTATTTGAGGAGAAGGTTCCGTACCTTCAAATTTAAACGCACTTTAGTTAAGACAGGGCTTCAAACTACGAAGCAGTTTGGTACACTTAGATATATACTACCGCCTAATGCAAAGGTTAGCAGAAGGCTTAAACAGGTAGGCATCATAGCGGAAGGGACACGATAATGGGAATCTTCGATAAAATCTTACCTATCGCTGGTGGAATAGCTGGGGGAATCTTCGGAGGTCCTGGTGGCGCTGTTGCTGGATATGGAGCTGGTGGCGCAATATCTGGAGCTTTTAAACGAGATCCTAAGATGCCTTCATTAGCAGATGTTAATCTTGCTAGAGATAATCCTGAACTCTGGAAACAACTTCAAGAATTAAAAGCAATGAATTTTGAATTAGATCGTCAATATGCACAACGAAGAGAAGGTGCTACAGCCGGAGAAATTTCCCAAATGGGCGAGGCTCGTAGCCAGGCTTATGAACGGCAAGGGAACCAAGGATTAATTGGATCTAGCACAGGGGCTGGATTGATGGGCAAGCAAGAAGCCGAGATGCAGAATGCATTACAGGAGCGCATCTTTAGAGAACGACAAGCAATGCTTCAAGCTTCCATGCAAGGACGCCAAAACTATTTAGGACAACTTCAAGGCGCTCAACAAAACGCTTTGGCTGGTATGCAAGGACAAGTTCAGAATCAAATAGCCAATGATGCTGCACGTAATCAGTTCTATAGCGGAATATTCAATGCTGGAGCTGGTATGTACGGACAGCAACAATATTTAGATAAAATGAATGATCCTAATTTTGCTCAAGGTAGATATTCTTTACCAGTGGAAAGACCTATAACACAACCAGGACAACTTCCTTATCTAGGCATTCCTAGAGGGTATTCTTATTCACAAAATAGGAATGTAACGTAATGGCATATTATTCTGGAATGAATTTTGATCCACAAACAAGTCCTTCGGCTCAAGGCGCTCCTGTAAATCAAATGAGCAATCAGGGAATGACGGCTACTAATGCTAAAACTGGCATAAGTTCCTATGATCAAAATCCAGGATATCTTGATTCAAATCCTATGACCTCTACTTATCAAGCGATACAGCAAGCTCCGGCATGGCTGCAACAGCAAACGCAAAAACAAGTAATTGGACAAGGACAGGGTGGAGCTTACGATCCTTCTTTGCAATTGAGAGATATCTATTCTCAGTATCAGCCTGGACTTCAATCAGCCATAAGTCAGTACGGTGTAGAAGCTGTTAACAATCCTTATTTTGTGCAGAACAATCAAGAATTTGGAAAGCAAACTCAAGGATCATTTAATCCTTTCTCTCAAAATCTGTATGACTATCAGGTAGGCAATGCAGGTGGAGATATTTATAAGACTCAGCGAAATCCTTTCACGGGGGAACTAATGGGGTCTGGTGATTTTTATGGTGATTTCTACAAATATACAGACACTATTGGCGGTAAAAATCAATTCCAGAATGAGATACTTCCATATTTAAATGATATTGGAATTGGAAATATAAACCCATCTGGAACTGATCCTTATAAATGGAGCCAATATCAAAACCAATATGACACAGTAGAAGGTAATAAGTTCAGAAGAAATTACATATATGACCAAAAAGGCAATGTAATTGGAGTTAGATAATTATGAACATATTTGAAAAACTAAGACAAGATGGCGTTTCACTACCAGATCTTTTTGCGCAGTTTGTTACTGCTCTTTCAAATCTTGATGATGATAGATCTCAAGAAGCAGACAACTCAGAAGACTACGATAGCCCTGAACATGAGATGGCTGAAAGTCCGATGATGGAGATGTCTGAAGATATGGCTGAAATGGAATGTTGTGATGAAGAAGAAAACATCGACTTTCCTGGTGGACCGATTCTTGATTTTGACAGCATTGATCCTGAAGATATTTCATGGGCATCAGGCAGAGAAATTGGAATCCCTCGTTCGGTAGCGGTTCGTGGATATCATAATGGATCAGTGTTATTACCTATTGAAAATGGAATGTTTGTAGATAGCAGAGGGTACTAATGGGATATCGTGGTCTAGATATTGGTCCTGGAATCAGTAGATATTCAGATATTATTGGTTCTGCGTATAAGGATAAAGTAGCTCAAGATCAAAATCAATTTGAGATGGCTGCTAAATATGGGGCTAGGTTAAATCCAAATCAGTATGTTCAAAACATATTCTATAAAGGCCCTCCCGCTGAAGGATACGCACCAAATAATATTCCAATGGCAGCACCAGTTTCTTATCTAAATCCCAGAGGGGACATGGTAGGCCCAGAAGGACCTCCTCCTCCGTATGCTCCTCCTGTTGATGATGGTGGAAGACGACCATGGTCCGTTGAGGAGCCACAAAGAAATCCAGCTTATGATGTTCCTCCTGGAATTATTTCAAAGGGAGAGAAATATCTAGAAAACAGCCTGGATAAAGGGATTAAAACTCAGGAACAAGGAGCTGTTCCAGCTTCTTCTCCAGTTCAGCAAATTATAAATAGATACGCTAATCAAGAATATATCCATCCTTATATTTTGAAACAGTTAGTAGACCTTCAAGAAAAAGAAGCTTCTTTACAAGCAAGACAATCGGATCCGATGTTGGCTCTTGTAGCTGGTTTGTTGGGTAAGAAAGATAATTCAGATAATAAGCAGGGAAGAGCCCCTGCGGATCCAAATATTGCATTGGCAAGAAAAATGGAAATGCTCAGAGGTCTTCAAAAGCCTTTTGAATTTAAACCAAGTGCTAGAGCAGAAAATGATACAAGAGCTTGGGAAATAGACAATAAAAAATATCTAGCAACGCCTCGTGGAATTAAATGGACTAATTATCAGAATCAACTTGACGCTCTTGGTGGAGTTGGACAGGCATTAGGAATAGTCCCTACTGTTAAAATGGTAACGGTAAAAGACAAGTCTGGAAAAGTAATAGATAGATTACCCTTGGAAGAAGCTCGTAAAAAGTATCCTCAATTTAAATAGGTATATGGAAGATGGCAGATCAAAACGGTTCTGATTTAAGTTTTGAGGTTGATGATGATTCTGCTTCACCCGAAGATCTTACATTCACGGTAGAAGATAGTGCTGCAGATTCTGCTCCTATAGAATCAACTCCAAAGTTAAATGTAAATAAAATGTGGGACGTTGCTCCTAATTTTAATCT